AGCGGGGATTGAAATTCAGGTTCATCGAGCCGCGCAGCAGAAGTCGGAATGTGTCGGATTCGATGGTTGCAATTTTGGCGTGGTTCACGACGTACCGAACCGAGTCGGCGCCGAATCTGCCTTGCCACTGGCGGATCAGGCCAGCATTCTTGTCGCGCGCGCCGGCGTCGATGATGAGCCTGCCGGAGCGTGCCCTTCCGTCCTTGCGCAGCCGGTCCATGCACTCGATCTCGTACTCGGCGACGGTCCAGGTCCACAACGACACGTCGGCGGGTCCGGTTTGGTCGAGGCAGGCAAGGATGGCATCGATCATCGAGAATTGGCCACGGGTGACGGCGAACAGTGCGGTGCCGGGCTCGATGGTGCCGATGCAGTCGGCGGCCGTTTTGAAGCTTTCGACAGCACGCTTGCGCCGTACTGCTATTGCTGATGCTGCCGCCATTGTGGCCCCCATGTTTTGCGCAGGAAAAGCTCAAACATCGCCGGGTGCATTCGCCGCGCGCCGGACTCCCAATCCTGCCAGCCGCGAAGCGTGCAGTAGATCACTTGCGCGGCGGCAGTTTGGGTCAGCCCGGATGCGGCGCGAGCTGCGCGCACAGTCTCCGGGGAAGGATTTGCGGCCGGCGTTGACCGGCCGCGGTTCGGGTGCGCGGTCATAGTGCATACAGATCGAAACCGCCGTCACGCGCCTTGCGCTGGCCGGTGCGCTGCGTTTGCTCGGCGCGGATGAGCCCGCAGCGCGCGAGTTCGATCATGTATTGCGCGTATGCCGCGTCGTTGTACGGGTCGAATTCCACCGCTTCGGCGCGGGTTGCGATGTCGGCGGCGACGATGCCAATCCACTGCCGCATTTTGCCGGACGCGCTGGCGTGCTCGACGACGGCCCATACGCGGCCCGAGGTTTCCTGATGAATCCGGCCGCGCCAGCCGGCGATCCACGGGTAATGGGAGACTCCGACTTGCGCCGGCCGCGATGCGTTGAATTGCGGGAACAGGTTATTCATTGTCTACTCCTGTGCGCAGAGAATCGCTTCGTTAGCTGCCGAGCCCGGGGTCAGGCCGTCGTCGAACCAATCGCCGAAGCAGCAGTCCGGCAGGTCGTGTACGGAACAGCCGGCGCGCGTCCATACGATAGCGTCAACCTTTTTCATCCATTCAGCGAAGGTAGATTTGTTCATGGTTCGGTTCCTAAGCCCCTGGTCCCGAGGCGCGGCGCGATCGTCGATCGCATAATTACAGTATACGCTATGCGTGCAATAATGCAAGCGATATTTTCAATAAACAGCTACCGTTTGTCGGCCGGTTAACGCCATGCCCTTCGACGGCCCCTCCGGTTACGCGCTGGCGTTGCGGGAGATGGCGAAGGCGTGGGCGCCGCGCCGGCCGCTGGGCACCCGTGCTTGGTCCGACCGCTACGCCGTGCTGTCGGGAAAGAGCGCGGCCGAGCCGGGCCCGTGGCGCACCGAGCGCATGCCGTTCCTCGCCGGGATTATGGACGCGATGGATTGGGGGCACCCAGCAAAGACGGTCCTGTTTGTCGGCTCGGCGCAGATCGCGAAAAGCGCGCTGTACATGAATAAAATCGGGCAGATCATCCATCAGGATCCGGCTCCCGTGCTGGTGCTGTTTCCGAACGAGAAGCAGGGCCGCAAGTGGAAGGCGGTTCGGTTCGATCCGATGGTGGGAGAAATCCCGGTCCTGCGCGCGCTGATCCCACGCGGGCGCAAGGCGGATTCCGGCAACACGCAGACGCAGGTGCAATTCCCCGGCGGCGTGCTGTTCACCGGCAGCGGCAACATCCCGTCGGACATGGCGTCGATCTCCGTTCGCTACCTTTTCGTCGAGGAGCTCGACCGCCTGCCGCCGGTGATCGACGACGAGGGCGACCCGGTGGAGCTGGCGCTGGCGCGCCTGGCCGCGTTCGATTCCCGCTGCAAGGCGTTTTTCAACTCGACGCCGACGACCGAGGAAATCTCGCGCATCTGGCCGTTGTGGCTCGGCTCGACCATGGACCGCTATCACATGCCATGCCCGCACTGCGGCCACATGCAGTATCTGCGCTTCGCTGCGCTGCGCTGGCCGGACGGGAAACCGTCGGCCGCGGTCTACGAATGCGAGGACAAAGGCTGCACGATCGAGGAGCACGCGAAGACCGACATGCTGGCGGCTGGCGAGTGGCGCGCCGAGCATCCGGAGCGCGAGGCCGAAACGAAGGGCTTCCACGCCAACGGGCTCATGACCCCGCTCGGGCTCGGCCGCACGTGGGCGAATCACGCCGCGGCATGGGATCGCGCGCAGGGCTCGCCGGCACGCGTCCAGGTGTTCCAAAACACGCGCATGGGCGAGATCGTCAAGAACGACAAGGTCAAGGTGGAGTGGGAGGCCATCGCCTCGCGGCGTGAGCCGTACACGTTGCGCTCCATACCGGCCGGCAATCTGCTGCTGACCGCGGGGGTGGACTTCCAGGCGGATCGCCTCGAAGCCGCGATCATCGGCATCGGTCGCGGCGAACGCATCACCGTCCTCGATTACGTCGTGCAGTACGGCGACCCGACGCGGTCGGAGTTGTGGCAGTGGCTCGACAGCTGGCTGGCGCAGCCGATCGTCAACAGTTTCGGCGTCCCGATGCGGCTCGCCGCGTCGATGCTCGACTCCGGCAACTGGCAGCAGGAAGTTATCAATTTCACCCGCACCCGCAAGGCGCGGGGCATCTTCGCCGGCAAGGGCTCGTCGGTGCGCTCGCGCCAGCCGATCGGGAAGCCGACACTGATCGACGTTAACTTCCGTGGCTCGGCGCAGAAGCGCGGCGCGGAGCAGTATCAGATCGGCGTGACGATGATCAAAAAGTGGCTGTATTCCCGTTTGGTCGCCGACGCCGGCACGATCGAAAAGCCGGTGCGTCCGGCCGATCGCCATGTCCGGCTGTCGGTCGATTTGAGCGACGACTGGTGCCGCCAGCTCGCCGCCGAACGCTACGACGAGCGCGCCGGCTGGTTCAAGGTCTACTCCCGTAACGAGGCTCTTGACACGATCGTGCTCGCCATTGCCTCCGCACAGCATCATACGGTGGCCGTGCACCGCTACCGCGAGCTCGACTGGCAGCGCCTCGAACAGCTCTACGAGCCGAAGGCCGCGTCCGACGCCGGGCAACCCGCCAGGCCGGTCGATTCGCCGCTCGGCAAGATCGCGTTGCGGATCGGCGGCGGTTTCCTGCCCACTTCAGCGATGGTCGGCACACCATCATGACCACCTGCGCCGAATGGGCCACGCGCCTTGCGACACTCAAGGCCGCTGAGCTCAAGTTCCTGACCGGTGACAAGGTGAACATGATCCAGGACGGCGAGAAGCGTCTGGGCAAGAACGACATCAACCTGCAGGCGCTGCAATCGCAGATCGCGATCGCCCAGCGCCACGTCGACCGCTGCAACGGCTGCCGCCGCGGCGGTGCGATCCGTTTCATGCCCGTCGACTGCTGAGACACTTATGGCCAAACCGCACATCCGACTGCGCGCGGGTGTCGGCGAAGCCATGCCCGCCGCCGGCGCCGCGTTCACCGGCTGGGGTGGCGCACACCACGGCGCCTCGCGTACGCTGCGCGACGTCGCCGGCTGGCACGCGTCCCGCGGCTCGGCAGACGCCGATCTGCTGCCGGACTTGCCCGAGCTGCAGTATCGCTCGCGCGACATCCATCGCAACAATGGCTTCGCGCACAGCATCGTCCAGACCGGCGTCGACAACATCGTCGGGACAGGTCTGCGACTGTGTGCGCAACCCGACTATCTGGCAATCGAGGCGGCGCTTGGTTCGGAATACACGAAGGAATGGGCGGACGAGTGGGGCGCGCGCTACGAGTCGCTTTTCCACGAGTGGTGGTGGTCGACCGCCTGCCACGCCGGCGACACCAAGACCGGCGACATGCTCTGCGAAGAGTTCATGTACTCGAAGTCGAACAGCGGCGCGGCGCTGATCCTGCCGCTGTGGCTGCCGGAGCGCGGCGACGGGTTCGCGACCAAGCTGCAGACGGTCGAAATCGATCGCCTGTCGAATCCGAACGACGCGACGGACACCGCGCGGCTGCGGGGCGGCATCGAGTTCGACGCTTACGGCATGCCGCTCGCCTACAACATCCGCCGCGGTCACCCGGGCGATCGGTTCATGTCGACCGACTTCAGTTCGGCGACCTGGGAGCGCATCCCGCGCTACACGCCGTTCGGCCGGCTGCGCGTGATTCACGCCTTCGACGGCGAGCGCCCGGACCAGACGCGCGGCAAGCCGCTGCTATCCGCCGTGCTCGACCAGTTCAAAAACATCGACCGTTACATCAAGGCGGAGATCCAGGCCGCGCTGATGAACGCGATGATCTGGGGCGCGATTACCACGCCGCTCGAGCACGAGGAGATCGTTGAGCTGTTCAAGGGCAACGAGGACGGCTACATGAAGGCGCGCGAGGGTCACGCCGTGCGCATGCAGTCAGGGACGTTGGCGACCCTCTTCCCTGGTGACAAGCTGGAGCCGTTCATGCCGGCGCGCCCGGCCGCACAGTTCGGCGTGTTCTTGAAAAACGTCGCGCGCATCATCGCCGTCGGGGCTGACATGCCCTACGAGCTGGCGATGAAAGACTTCTCCGACTCGAACTACTCGAACACACGCGCGGCGCTCAACGAGGTGTGGCGGTCGTTCAACCGCAAGCGCGACCGCCTGGGTGCCGGCTGTCTCGATCCGATCAACGGACTGTTCGCCGAGGAAATGGTCAACGCCGGCCGGATCGAGGCGCCGAACTTCTACCAGCTGCGCCGCGCGTATCTGCGCTGCATCTGGATCGGGCCCGGCCGTGGCTATGTCGACAAGGTAAAGGAAGCGCAGGGCGACCAGATCATGCTCGACGGCGACACCGACACCCTGATGCGCATCGCCGCCGAGCGCGGCATGCACTGGCGTGAGCTGCTGAGTCAGCGCGCGACCGAGCGGAAGTATGCGGCGAGCCTCGGCCTGCCGGATCACTCCGCCATCCGCGCTGCCAATCCGCCGCAACCGGCGCCCGATGACGCGGCGGCGCCGGATGACGCGGCGGATCCCGAAGTGACACCGAGCAAGACGCCGCCGACGAACCAGCCCGGGGGCGCGACCGCCGATGCGTAGATCGCTGCCGCGGAGGTTCCTCCTCTTCTCCTTGGCGATCCCTGCGGCCCGCCCTGAAAAGCGGGCCGCTTTCTTGGGGGCGGCGCGATGAACCACTTTCGACTCGCAACCCGTTTATATAATTGCCCCCTCCTGGTCACGCAGGCGAAGGCCGCGGAGATCGAGCGCGTGTTCCGAGCGCACGAGGAAGGGCGTGCCGCGCTGCTGTCGCCGGCGCCGGAGGCGGTCCAGCGCGTCGAGCTGGCTGCACCGGGCATGGTGCGCACCGATGCCGGCTATTGGCGTACAGCGCAAGGCGTAGCACTGATCCCAGTCATCGGGACGCTGGTGCAGCGTGGCGACTCGCTGGATGCTGCCTCCGGCCTGGTCGGCTACAACCGGATCGCCGGGCAGCTACAGGCCGCGCTGGACGATCCGCGCGTCGACGCAATCATGCTGGAAATCGATTCCAACGGTGGCGAAGCGGCCGGCGTGATCGATCTCGCCGAGAAGATTCGGTCCGCCGGCACGAAGAAGCCGGTATGGACGATCGCTAACGAGCAGGCGTTCTCCGCCGGCTATTGGCTGGCCTCTGCTGGTACGAAGCTCTTCGTGCCACAGACCGGAATGGTCGGCTCCGTCGGCGTGGTCATGCTCCACGTGGATCAATCGCAGCGCGATGCGAAGTCGGGGCTCGTCTACACGCCGATCTTCGCCGGCGCACGCAAAGTCGACTTTTCGTCCCATGCGCCGCTGTCCGATGAAGCGATGGCGATCGCGCAGGAAGAGGTCAACCGCGTCTACGATCTGTTCGTCAAGTCGGTTGCCGATCAACGTCGCATCGACGAACAGGCTGTGCGCGATACGCAGGCCGGCCTGCTCAACCCGGAGGCCGCGGTGA